GCGACAGCGGTTCGGACGTCACGAACCGCAACGACGGCATTCGCGGCGCCATGCTGCACAGCCTGCGCTCGGCCTCAGGCGTCGCGTCGGAACCGGCCGCCGTCGCGCAACCGTATCTGCGGCACAGCATTTCCGAGCTGGCGGCCGTCACGCTGGGCGAACGCGAAATGCCGCGCAGCGCCGCAGATCGCGTCGAACTGTTCGCCCGCGCCTTCCATTCGACCAGCGACTTCCCGATCCTTCTGGGCGGCGCGATGAACACCCGTCTGCAGGAGACCTATCAGGCGGCCCAGCCGATCTATCGCCGGATCGCGCAGCAGATGACGTTCGCCGACTTCCGCGCGCACGACATCCTGCGGCCGGGCGACTTCCCGACCCTGAAGCCGGTGTCCGAGGCGGGCGAGATCAAGTTCGGCACCTTCGGCGAGAAGAAGGAAAGCATCACGGTCGGCAGCTACGGCATCCAGTTCGGCCTGTCGCGCCAGTTGCTGGTGAACGACCACCTCGGCGCCATCGACCGCATCCTCTCCAATCAGGGCACGTCGGTCGGCTTGTTCGAAGAGTTCACCTTCTTCGCGATGAAGCTGGCCAACGCCGGGCTGGGTCCGAAGCTGCTTGAAACCGGCGAGACCGTGTTCCACGCGACCAAGCATCGCAACCTCGCCGCTGCGGGATCGGCCATCACCGAGGAAGCCCTGTCGGCCGGGCGCGCGTCGCTTCGCAAGCAGAAGAATATGTCCGGCGTTCAGATGGGCTTGCCTCCCGCCATTCTGTTGGTGTCGCCGGACAAGGAAACCGAAGCCGAGAAGGCTATCGGCGCCCGCCCGAACGGGGAGTTCAACCCGTTCCAGGGCAAGCTGCGCGTCGAGGTCGGCGGCCAGCTGAGCGGGAACGCCTGGGAGCTCTATGCCGATCGGGCCTTCGGCGCCAACTGGACCTGGGGCCTGCTGGACGGCTTCACCGCACCGCGCCTGACGGTCGAGACCAAGTTCGGCCAGCAGGGCGTGGCCGTGTCGCTGGAGCATGACTTCGGCTGCGGCGCGCAGGACTACCGCTACGGCTACCGCAACCCCGGCGCGTAAGCCGCCACCACGGGCCGGGGGCGGCCTTCGCCGTCCCCGTCTTCCGCCGTCCGGCCCAGCGGCGTCTCTTCGAGGACAGAACCATGAAGAACTATGAGCAGCACGGCGATACGCTGGACCTGACCGCGCCCACCGGCGGCGTCAAGTCAGGCATGCCCGTCAAAATCGGCGACCAGGTCGTCGTTCCGCAGGTCTCGGCCGAGGAGGGCAAGACCTTCGCCGCCAAGACGACCGGCGTGTTCCGCGTCGCCAAGGCGACGGGGCAGGCCTGGGGCGAATGCGTCACCTTGTATTGGGACGACGCGGCCAAGGTGTTCACCACCACGGCGACCGACAACACGAAGTGCGGCCACTCGGCCGCCGCTGCGGTCAACGGCGACGATGTCGGCCTCGTGAAGCTGATCCCCACGGTCTGATGTCGCAATCGGACCGTGAGGCGCGGCTGCTGGCGGCCGTCTACAGAACCTACGGCGTCGCGGCGTCGTGGACCCCGGCGACCGGCGCGCCAGCCGTCGCCCTCACGGTCCGGCACGATTTCACGGATGAGGTGACGCCGATGGGACAGGGGCAGGCCCTGCAGCGCACCAACATCATTTTCGTGCGCCTGTCGGAAATGCCCGAAGCGGTAAAGGGCGACACCGTCGTCAGCCCGCGCGGAACCTATCGCCTGAGCCGGACCCCGCGCCTGACCGACGACGGTCTGGAGTGGTTCTGCGAGGTGGTGAAAGCCTGAGGGGGCCATCATGTCCAGCACGTCTGAACAGGTGATCGAGGGCGTCCGGGCCATGGTCGCAGCCGCCCTCCCCGGCTTTGAGGTCGGGCGGAACACCGAAGGCCCTGAAGCCATTCCGCCGGGCGGCATGGTCGTCATCCGCGACGGCGATGCGGGCGAGCCCGACGTCACCCTTTCCCCCCTGACCTATCACTATGCGCACGCCGTGCGCGTCGAGGTGGTGGTGATGGGAGCCACGCCCGAAGAGCGCAGCGCCAGACTGGACAGCGCTCTGATGAAGATCGGGGCCGCCGTCGAGGCGGATCGTTCCCTGAACGGCCTGTGCGAATGGCTGGCGCCTGCCGACGAACAGCCTGCACGCGAAGACTTCCATGCTGAGGGCGGCGAAACGGGGCGCGTCGCCGACCTGGACATCGTCGCCAGCTATTCGACGTCCAACCCGCTGATCTGATCGGCCTCAGAACCGGTCGCACCCACAGCCCGGCCCGGCCTGATCCGCGCGCGGCTACCAAACAGAAATGGAGAACTGACATGGCACGCAGACGCGCGCGCGGCTCTAACGCTGGCATGGCCCTTGAGTTTGAGCAGGCCTATGGATTCCCTCAACCGAGCGGTTACCGCAGAATGTCCTTTGTCTCCGCCGCCCTTGGCGAGGAGCAGCCGCTCATCAGCGGCGACCTTCGGGGGCAGGGTCGGGAGCCGGACGAGCCCGACCGCGACGCAGCGGACAATCAAGGCGATGTTGTCGTGCCGATGTGCGCGCGGCAGTTCGGCCTGTGGCTGAAGATGGGTTTCGGGGCGCCGACGACTTCCGCAGGCAAGCCCGCGCGCGGCTCGATCATCTTCTCGTCGCAACCCGCGAATAACGCGACCATCAGCGTCGGCGGACAAGCCTTCACCTTCGTGACGGGGACGCCGACGGCGAACCAGATCAAGATCGGCACGACCGTCGCCTATACGGTGGCGAACGCCGTGCGCGTTCTCAACAGCAGCACCGTCCCCGGCGTCGCGGCCGCCAGCTACCGGCAGAATGATCGCGGGAACGGCATTCTGATCCAGCACGACGCCTTGGGGGTCGCTGGCAACGCTTTCGCAATCGAAGCCGGAGCTACACCGGCGTCCAATGCGGTGGCTTCCGGCGCGACCCTGGCGGGCGGTGCGGCGTCAGGCGGGTATCGCCATATCTTCACGAGCGGGGCTGTGGAGTTGCCCTCCGCCGCGATTGAAATCCAGCATCCCGAAGTTCCGTCCTACCACATGAACTTCGGCGTCAAGCTGGGCGTCATCGCCATCCAGATGCAGCGAGGCGGCAACCTGACCGCGACGTTGAGCCTGGTCGCTCAGGGCGAGGAGGCCGCCACAGAGGCGAGCGCGGCGGGGACTCTGGACGAGGGCCTTGAGGTCGCGCGGTTCTCGCAGTTCGCAGGCACGGTTCTGCGCTACGGCAGTCCCATTGCAGATCTCGTGAGCGGCCAGCTTAACCTGTCAAACGGCCTCGATCCGGTGCCCGGCATTCGCGGTGACGGCCGCATCACAGGTCTGGACGAAGGCGATCCAGCTTACACAGGACAGCTTGGCGTGCGTTACAGCGGCCCCGAACTCCAGCAGCAGGCTGAGAACGGCGAGCCGTGCGATCTGGAATACACCTGGACGCGGCCGGGCTCTGATTTCTCGCTGCGCATCATTCTGCATCGCGTCTTCCTGCCCAAGGCGAAGAAGCCGGTCACCGGCGGCGGCGCCGTTCAGGCCACCTACGCCTTCCAGGCGGCTCTGGATCGGGCGGCGGGCCACTCGGTCACGATCATCCTCGACAATGATGTGGCCGGTTCGGCCTACGGCGTCTGAGAGGGCCTGATCCATGCTTCAGTTGAAAATCGCCGCCCAGCCTGAATGGCTCGATCCGGCGCACGGCGTGCGCGTGAAGATGCTCCCGCCGTCGACGCCCGTCATCGTGGAAGCCCGGCGGATCAGCGCCGGGCTGATGCTGGCGCATGGCGTCGAGATCGATGAGGACGGCGTCGGCCACATGGGGCAGGCGCTGTTCATCATGACGGCGGCCTATGTGGCGGCGGGCGCGCTCGAATGGGAAGGCGTGGCCGACGAGAATGGCGCTTCCGCCCAGACGCTGACTCCCGATCAGGTCGTGGCTCTGTTGGGGCAGGAACCCGAAATCTTCGACTTCTTCGACAGGGGTTACGCCAGCGAAGTCTACGCCCTGATGTCGGAAAAAAAAGGATCGTCTCCCTCGCCGAGTGGCAGTTCGGAGAGGGAGGCGGCGCCTACTGCCGAGACACCTGTCGCCGCCAATACTGCGGCGGAAAAGGCGAGCCCTGCCCCTTCGACCGGCACGCGCTGAAAACCCCTCAGGGATGCCGCGTCTGGGACGTGTTCGACGCCTGCGCGGGCCAGCTGAGGTCGAGCGCGGTCGGCGCCTTCGCCTTGGACTACGGCGCCGTGGTCGCCTTCGCCCAGTTGGGGGGGCCGATGGACGAGGCGACCCGGCTGCTGCTGTCCGAGGCCCTGCCTCTGGTCGAAGGGCAGATCATCAAGGGCTTGCGCCGGGAGGATGAAGAATGAGGGCGCGGGCCAGTATCGATGCGGATGGGCTGGGCGCAGAGATCGAGAAGGAACTGGCCCGCGATGTCACCGCGAGCGTGCGCGAGGGAACGGAGGCGCTGAAAGGCCTTGTTCGCGGCGCCACGGAACAGGCCTTCAAGGGCAACCGCCTGCCGAAGGCCTGGCGGGGCAACGTCTATCCGAAGGGGCAGGACAGCGTCGACGCCGCCGGTTACGTCGCCGTTCGAGGCTCGGCCGCAGCGATCATCGAGACGGCGCTGAAGGCGACCGTCATCCGGTCGAAAGAAGGGCTGTGGCTGGCTATTCCAACTGAGGCAGCGGGCAAGTTCGGCGTTAAGGCGGCAAAGGCCGGTTTTGGAACGACGGTCAATACGCGCGGCGCACGCGAACGGATCACGCCTGACGGGTTCGTTCGCCGCACCGGCATAAAGTTGAGGTTCGTTCGCGAAAAGGGAGGGCGCCGAGCCTTTCTGGTCGCTGACGGCGCCATGCTGGGGCCTGGCAGGGTGGCGCGCCAATATAGGTCCAAAGGTCGGGGTTCGCGCCTGTATGGCCCCGCTGGACAGACCTTCGTGGTCTTCATCCTGGTTCCCCAGATCACCACACGGAAACGCATGGATCTCGACACGCTCGCGGAACAGGCGGGGTCGAAGACGGCGGGTCTGATCGTCACGCATCGGAGTCGATGACATGAGCGTCAAACAGATCGCAGTTCGCCTGAAGCCCGAGGGCGGCAAGGACGTCATCCGCGAGGCGGAGGGCGCAGAGCGCGCGTTGGTGCGCATGAATGAGAAGGCGGCGGCC